CGCCGCAGGCTGGCGTATCGGCTCCTTCCGGTACTGTCGGCACGACCTCGGCTGTGATCCTGGCTGCTGGTGCCCTCAAAGGCTGCTGCTGCATCCAGAACACCAGTTCTAATGGCAACACCTTGTTCATCGCGTTCGGCCGCGCAGCAACGGCTACTGATTTCGCGATTGCCGCTGGTGGCTCGATCTTCCTGCACTTCGGGCCGACGAATACGGTGAATGGATTGGGCTCGGCCGCGGCGACTACCTTCGCCATCATCGGATACTAGCCATGCAGAAATTAGCCTTTCTTTTGCTGATGTTGCCCGCGCTGGCATCCGCTCAATATAGCGGTCCGATCTACAACCCCGCCAACGTCAAGATCACGGGCGGCACGGCTGCATTCACGGGCACCGTGACTACGACCGGCAATGTGAATGTGCAGGGCAATGTCAGCTCGACATCGAACACTCAGCCCGCCAGCCAGACTAACTCCGGTGTGGCTCTGAACGCGACACCGAACATCGCCGATGTGCAGATGTTCGACTCAACGCAGACGGCAAACAACCGTACCGCCGAATGGATCTTCTGGAGCGGCGCGGCTTCCCTGCGTTTTGCAAACGATGCGCATAGTCAGGTACAGGTTCCATTCTCCGTCACTGGAGGCCAGGCTACTGGCATTACGAGTATCACATCGAACAGCGGAACCGGAAGCTGGACCCACACGGGCAGCATGGCTGTTTCTGGCGCCCTGATTGCTGGTAGCGGAACCCTCAACGTCTATTCCGCCGCTGGGGTAGCTGTAACGACTCCGCACGTGGTGACGGGCACGGTGACGCTCGCTTCGGGCGCGGGTACGGCCACATTCACCGGTAGTGCCGTCTTTAGCAACACGACGTCTTATAACTGCACGGCGACGGATACCACTTCCAATAGCGCCGTGAAGGCAACGCCTGCTTCCGCATCATCCGTTTCTTTCAGCGGCGCGACGACGGACGTTATTGCGTATCAGTGCATTGGCAACTAAACGAGAAGGGCCTATGCCCGTGAGTGGGTATGGCAAAGTCGACTTACACCACAGCCATCGCGACCACTATCTGTGAACAACTGATTGAAGGGAAATCTCTCCGTCAGATATGCGAACAGCCGGGAATGCCCAATAAGGCAACGGTTCTGCGCTGGTTGGCAGATGAGAAACGCGCCGTCTTCCGCGACCAATACGCACGCGCACGCGAGATGCAGGCCGAGGCGATCGCAGACGAGATTCTTGAGATCGCCGACGATGGCCGCAATGACTGGATGGAAATCGTCGGCAAGGAAGGCGACACGGTTGGATGGCGCGTGAATGGTGAGGCCGTCCAGCGCTCACGCCTTCGCGTCGATTCGCGCAAATGGTTGCTGTCGAAGATGCTGCCGAAGAAGTACGGCGAAACAAAAGACGATGGCGGTAATCAGAACGACGTGAATATCGTTGGCGGATTGCCCGATTAGAAGAATGAAGTCTCGACCGCCAGTAAGCGGAAAAGTGAAATCTGCTTATGGCAACGATAACCTTGCCTACTCTGCACAGCGGGCAGACGGAAATCTATCGCAATCGCGGACGATTCAATGCGGTGCGATGCGGCCGGCGTTTCGGCAAGACTCAGCTTCTCATTACCCTCGCCGCCAACGGCGCTGCCAAGGGCAAGAAGGTCGGCATTTTTACGCCTGAGCATAAGCAGTTGCTCGAGCCGTTCGATGAGATCGTCCAGATACTTCAGCCGATCAAGCGGCGATCGAGCAAGGTCGACGGCGAAGTCCGGACGACGACGGGCGGCCTGGTCGACTTCTGGCACGTGAACGACAACCCGCTCGCGGGTCGCGGTCGTGAATACGATTGGGTGCTGCTGGACGAGGCGGCGTTCGCCAAGAACGGCCAGATGAAGCAGATCTGGGAGCGGGCGATCAAGCCGACGCTCCTGACTCGCCGCGGCGGCGCATGGGTGTTTTCCACGCCGCATGGGATCGATGAAGAAAACTTCTTCTGGGCAGCGTGTAATGACGCCAAGTTAGGCTTCACGCAGCATCACGCGCCTACCGCGGCAAATCCATATGTTCCTGCCGAAGAGTTGGAGCTAGAGCGCGAGAGAACGCATCCGCTTGTCTTTCAGCAGGAATATGAGGCGCTCTTTACGGACTTTTCGGGCGCAGCATTCTTCTCGCTCGACAAACTGACCGTCGATGGCAAGGGCGTTCCCTACCCGCCTCACTGCGACGGGGTGTTCGCCGTTATCGACTCTGCGATGAAGGACGGAAGTGGTAACGACGGCACGGCGGTTGTCTACTGCGCGCTATCCAAGCATGTCGGCCACCCGCTAATCATCCTTGATTGGGAAATCGTCCAGATCAACTCTGACCTGTTGACGACCTGGCTGCCGAACGTCTTTGCGAATCTTGAGCATCTCGCCAAGGTGGTGAAGGCGCGTCACGGCGCTATCGGCACTTTCATCGAAGACAAAGCTAGCGGCATCACGCTCAACCAGTATTGCGCGCGTGTCGGCCTGCCGGCTGAGCCGATTGCCGGCGATATCACCAGCATCGGCAAGGATGGGCGCGCTGTGGCCTGCTCTGGTTCAGTTTATCGCGGCGAAGTCAAGTTTTCGGTTCATGCCTATGACAAGGTCATGGACTACAAGGGCCAATCGAAAAACCATCTTGTGTCGCAGGTGGTCGGCTATCGCATTGGCGATAAAGACGCGGCTAAGCGCGCCGACGACCTCGCAGACGCCTTCATGTACAGCGTGATCATTGGTCTGGGCGGTCCGGACGGCTTCTAACTACTCATCTCCATGGCAGAAATCACAATCCAAGGCTCCAAGCTCTCATCGAGCCTGATGGAACTGCTTATGGCGGACGACCTGGTTCCGGGTCATGAGCCGAGCTATGCGCTATGCAAGACCATCTATGCCTGGCACCCCCTCGGCAGCAAGATCGTCGACCAGCCCATCAAGATTGCGATGAGCCAGGCGCGGAAGATATCGATCCCGAACAGCCCAGAGGAACGCGTACGCGAAGCCTTTGAGCGCAAGTGGAAAGAGATCAACGCCAACACGTACATTGCGAACACGTGGCGGCTCGCGAAGATCTACGGCGCATCGGCGCTTGTCTATGGCGCCGAAGGTGTCGACACCGATAAGCCGATCGCGCCTGAATCGCTGGCGAAGAAAGACCTCTATTTCAATGCCCTCGACCCGCTGAATACTGCGGGGTCGCTGGTTCTGAACCAGGACCCGAACGCGCCGGATTTTCAGAAGCCTACGCTGATCACCGCAGCTGGCCAGAAGTATCACCCGTCGCGCACGGTCGTGTTCTTCAACGAGGCGCCGCTGTACATCGAGTACACGAATTCGGCATTTGGCTACACAGGCCGATCGGTCTATCAGCGCGCCCTCTATCCGCTGAAATCGTTCGTGCAGACGATGATCGCTGACGACATGATCGCCAGAAAGGTCGGCGTGATCGTCGCCAAGATGAAGCCGGCGGGGCCGATTGCTGACCGTGCAATGGCTCTCCTGCAAGGCATCAAGCGCAACGTCGTCAAGGAAGCGCAGACCAACAACGTCATCAATATCACGCCTGAAGAGGCGATTGAGACGTTGAATCTGATGAACGCTGACGGCGCCCTGACGACCGCGCGCAAGAACATTCTCGAGAACATCGCCGCGGCGGTTCCTCAACCGGCAAAGCTGCTGAATTCGGAGTCGTACGCTGAAGGATTCGGCGAGGGCACGGAAGATGCAAAGGACATTGTTCGGTACATCGATCACGAACGCGAAACAGCGCAGCCTCTGTTCGACTTCTTCGATCAGATCGTTATGCGCCTGGCTTGGACGCCTGAGTTCTTTGAGATCATCAAGGCTGAAGTGCCGAAGTATGAAAACGTCTCCTACAACGAGGCGTTTTACGAATGGAAGAATGCATTCAGTGCAGAATGGCCTTCGCTGCTTGTCGAGCCGGAAAGTGAGCAAGTCAAAGTCGAAAAAGTGAAGTTTGAGGCTCTCACTGCGATGCTTGAGACTCTTCTCCCCGAGATGGACCCGAAGAACAAGGCGCGAGTTATTCAGTGTTTCGCGGATAACATGAACGAGTCCAAGAAGTTGTTCACGAATCCTCTCGTACTCGATTACGATGATCTGATGAACTACGAGCCGCCCGCCCCCGATCCCGAGCCAACCGAACCGCATCCTAAAAACGTCTGATGGCTCAATCCTTCTTCGAAATCGTCACCGAGGCAATCAAGGAATTCGAGGAAACAGGCTTTGACAGCGCCGAACGCCTCGCCTACTGGGTGGATAGGATACGGCGCGCCGCGGTTGAATCACTCGTTCCCGAGCATGTTCTGGACGATACGCTGAGGAAGACGCTGGGCGGCATCTATAAGAGATTGGTCGACGATGGCCAGCTACTCAAAACGCACCTCGGCGCATCTCGTTTCACCATCGATCGACTCAAGCCGAAACTGCGCACCGAGCTTGATCGGCGCCTGATGGTCTCGCGTAACCTGATCCACCTCAACCGCGAACAGGCTGTCGAGACGACCGTACGCCGCTTTGCCGGCTGGGCGTCTTCAGTGCCTGCCGGTGGTAGCCGCGCGGTGAACGTGAAGGATGCGAAGGACGATATCCGCAAGGCGCTCACGTCCCTATCGTTCACCGAAAGGCGAGTCGCCATAGATCAGGGACACAAATTTTCGGCGGCGCTCAATGAGATTATCGCGGTCGATAGTGGTGCGATTGCGGCTGTTTGGAAAAGCATGTGGCGCCGCAGCGGCTATCAGTACCGCGTCGACCACAAAGAGCGCGATCAGAAGGTCTACGCGATCCGCGGCAACTGGGCGCTTGAGAAAGGCTTGATGAAGGCCGGTCCAGATGGCTACACAGACCAGATCACGAAGCCGGGCGAGGAAGTCTACTGTTCGTGCACATATCAGTTTTTGTACAACATCCGAGATTTGCCCGACGACATGGTGACGGTTGCCGGCAAGAAATCACTTGAAGATGCCCGCTCCAAAATCGCTGCGATGAGAGCCTGATATGCCATTAGAAGAAGGATCGAGCAAAGAGGCGATCAGCAAGAATATCGCGACTGAGCGCGAGGCGGGAAAGCCCGAGAAGCAGGCCATCGCAATAGCCATGCACGAAGCAGGCAAGAGCAAGGCCGATTCCGAACTAGTCCAAGCAGCCGGAACCCTGATCGTAGCCGATGGCAATGTGCTGTTCCTGCGCCGCGGTAACGGAGGTGACCATCCCGGCGAATGGAGTCTGCCTGGCGGACACATCGAGCCCGGCGAATCCCCCGAAGAAGCCGCCCGCCGCGAGACGATGGAAGAGGCGGGATACGAGCCCCACAAGCTGATCCAGATCGGCAAAGCCAGCGATGGAGCCGTCGAATTCACCACGTTCTATCACGAATGCCGCCCGTTCGAAGTCGCGTTGAGCGATGAAAGCACCGAGTACATGTGGGCGTCGATCGGCTCATGGCCTGAGCCGCTTCATCCTGGCTGCCGATATACGCTCGAATCCGACGCGTTTCAGGCTATCAAGAAGTCGCAGATGACTGAGACCGAGGTCGCGCAGGCAATGATGCTTGGCGAAATGACATCGCCGCAGTTCTGCCGGAACATGTGGCTGTTCGATATCCGCATCACGGGCACGGGCACATCGTACCGGTCCAAGGATGAGGAGTACGTCTACCGCCCGCCTGAGCACTATCTGAACGACGAATTTCTGGCGCGCTGCAATGGCCTGCCGGTGATCGTCGACCATCCCGAAAAAGCAACGCTCGACTCCAAAGAGTTCAACGATCGGATCGTTGGCTCTGTCCTTTTGCCCTACATCAAGGGCGAGGAAGTGTGGGCGATTGCGCGTGTGTACGACGAAGCAACGGCAACGCTGATGTCGCAGGAGCAATTGTCGACGTCACCCTCTGTCGTGTTTCGCAATCCCGATGTAGAGAATTCCACTGTCACTCTCGACGGTGGGCAACCCCTCTTGATTGAGGGAAAACCGATCCTGCTCGATCACATCGCGATTTGCGAGGTGGGCGTGTGGGACAAGGGCGGCCCGCCAACCG